GCCTGCTGCTGGTTGAACTGCTGGTTCTGCGCCGCGTTGGCGAACTGCGCCGCCCCCAGGTTCTGGCCGTAATCCTGGGCAGCCGTGGCGTTGTGGAAGGCCGCCTGACCCTGGTTCTGCGCGTACATCTGTGCGGCGGCCTGGTTGGCGAACTGCCCAGCGCCCAGGTTCTGGCCAAAGAGCACGTTCTGCTCATTCTGCCCGGACGTGATCGCCGAGTTCATGGCGGAGGTGTAGGCGTCGTTCCGGTCGCGGCTGAACTGGTCCATCGCCCGCGAGTAGGCGTCTGAACCCTGGCTGATCCCTTGGTCGGCCAGCTGCTGGGTCAGCTGTTGTTGGCGAAGATTCCACTGAGGGTCGAGACGGGAGGTCGCCTGGTTGTAGACCGCGTTCGTCGCGTCGTTGATCGCCTGCTGGCTGCCGCCCCCCTGGACATGGCCCTGCACAGCCTGCCCCGGGTTGAACCCATACTGCAACGGCTGACCCATGCCGAAGCTGGTCTGGACCTGGCCGGGCGTTGCGCCGCCTTGCAGTTCCGGCAGGCCCGCTGTCGAGAGCGGCGTGGCGAGCGCATCGTTAACCCGGCCCAGCTGGGCGTTCCCGATGTCGAGCGCCCCCGACTGCGCAGAGGTTAGTTTGTCGAAGATCGCCTGCTCGGCCGGCGACAGGGTCGTCGTCTGCGAGTAGCCGCCCGGTGCGTTGGCGTCAGTCTGGTACGTCACGGACCCGTTGGGACCGTAACTGTTCACCATGTTCAGCTTCTGCTGCGCCTCGGCGGTCTTGATGTTCGCGTCGGACTGCGCGTTCGCGACGGCTGTCGGATCAGGGACCGGCGGCGGCTTCGGAGAACTCTTGCCGATTACTAACTCTCCCTTTGATTTGAGAGGGGGTAATGGTAAGTTTCCCCATGATGAGAAGCATAGACGAGCGATTTTGGGAAAAGGTGTCGGTCAAACACCCGTCGGAATGCTGGGAATGGCTCGCGACCCGCAACAATAAGGGGTACGGCCTCTTTCAGCTTCAAATAAACGGGCGCAACGGAAAGCGCCTCTCCCATCGCATTTCCTTTGAGATGGCGAACGGCCCAGTGGCCGATGGACTCCACGTCTTGCATCGATGCGACAATCCGAGATGCGTAAATCCCACGCACCTGTTTGCCGGCACTCGCTCTGACAATATGCGCGACATGATCGCAAAGGGCAGAGGCGGCGCGAGCAGTCAGCCAGAGAAATTCCGTGGTCATACGCCGCCGCACTTCAAGGGCTCCGCCCACCCTCGTGCAAAGCTCAGTGAGGCGACCGTTAGGGCGCTCCGAGCGCGCCTCAAGGCAGGCGAGGCTATTCGCGCTATCGCTCGCGAGACTGGTCTTGATCGGAAGAGCCTGATGGATATGCGTGATCGGAAGACGTGGGCACACGTTCCCGACTGAGGCGGTGTGCCTCCCACTCCTCGCGAAGGAGCCCGTAGAGGATCGCGTTGTCGTCACCGAAACCAAGCCTGACCGATCCTTCGCGCTTGAAACCCAAGCCTTCGAGGAACCGCCGGCTGCTCGTCGCTCTACGCGGTGTGACAGCGGTCACGCGGACACATCCTGCCGTCGTGAAGGGGTATCTCAGTATCGTGCCGATCGCGGCTGGATCGGCCCACATGGGAGTCGTCGCGGCGCAGCTGACCTCGATGCCGCGATAGTCCGGATAGTAGTTGTGGTAGACCACGCCGGCGATCAGCTCGCCCTGGCCATTGGCGACCCCGAAGGCCACGCACGCGCCGAAAGGGTGCGGAGTCGGTTCGCGCTCCATCCGCTGGCGAACGTGCGGTATGCGCAAGCCGGTCCAGAACGCCACTTCGGCGTCATGGCCCACGATGACGCGCCGGGCCCTCACAGGACCGCGCCCCCCTCGAACATCAGGTCGAAGCCCAGCAGTTGCACTTCCACGTCCAGCGGCAGGTTCGGGCGCGTGAGGATGTGGCTGGTGGGGTCGGTCCCGCTGGGGCCGATGAGCGCCAGGTCCGCATGGTCGGCAGTAACGGCCACGCGGTCAGCTGTCGCACTTCCGGCCAGCGAGACGCGCAGCCGTGGCGAACCGAAGTACCCGGACCCCGCTGCACCGGTCCAGTCGTCACGGACCACGGTCGAGTCGGTCGGCGAGATGTCGCCGGCATCGACGGTGCTTGGGATCGCTGTCGGGATCGTGGACTTGTCGAAGTCCGTGACGACCTGAAGCGACGGTTTGACAATGGACGGGCAGAACATTAGCGCCCGGACCATGCTGAAGGCCTTGCGCACGGCCCTGTTGCCGAAGGCCTGGAAGGACGGCAGCGCGTCGGCGACGATGAACTCGCCATTATCCGAAGCGCCGATGTCCCACTGATAGATCCCAGCCGCCGAGCCGAAATAGACCATGCCGTTGGCCTGGGCCCAACAGAAGGCAGGAATGCCGGTGAACCTGCACCATGCGTTGCCGGACGTGGAGCGGACGTACTGCTCCGATGTGGAGAGCTCCGCGGTCGGCACGTTGACGATCAGAAGCCCTCCCCGCCCACCATAAAGCACTGGCTGCCAGCCGAAGTTGCTTCCATAGGCCTTTGCGGCGTCGGCGAACGCGGTGGCGACCTGCCGAGATACCGAGTTCTTCCGTTGCTCCTCTATGGGCGTCGAGAGCGCCTGGGAGAGCGACAGCAGCCCCACTTCGGTCAGGATCAGGAGGTCGGGGCCATAGGCCAGGATCGCGCGGTCGCCGATGGGTTTGGCCAGCGTGTAGACCCCAACCAAGAACCAGTTCGTCGCGTCCGAGGGATCGGAACCCTTGTAGATCGCGACTTCGCCCTGGTTGGTGAGGTAGCAGGCGTAGTCGTCCGGGCCGTTGCCCCCATCGAGCGTCAGCCGGCCAAGACCGACCAGATAGCCGCCCTTGGCGAAGATCGGGCCCAGGTCCAGCTTCGTGCAGGCGCCGGCGATGGCGCTCGTCGCGGTGACCCACACCACCAAGGAGTTGCCCTCGGCATAGTGCAGCCGGGTCTTGAAGTTCATCACGTACTTGAGGTTCGTGGCCGTCAGGCCGGTCCCGGTCGGGATGTTCGTAGACCAGGAACTCCCGTCGTACTTGAGCGGGTTCTGGGCTCCATTGCAGAGGATCGCCCACTTGCCGGCCGCGTTGGCGAAGTTGGTCCAGTTCCAGCGCGCGGACGCCGCGGAGGCGTAGGCCGCCGAGGGAAGCGCCCCGGCTGCGGTCACATCGAAGAGGTAGGCCCCGGAGGCGGCGAAGAGCTTATCGCCGCTCTGCGGGCCATGCCAGGCGATCAAGGTCTCCACGGCGGCCGGCGTCCCGGTGCATTGCTCGACGAACCCTCGGCGCATCTGGCAGTAGCTGCCGCGCGGAATCCAGTTCTCGAGGATCACCGCATTCTGCGCCGGCATGTCGGCGAGCGCGCTTTCGGTGTCCCAGCCGCCGACCGGAGCGGGGATCGAGCGGGCGACCGCCGTCTGGGCCCGCGCGCGGTTCTGGCGAAGGGCGCGGCGCATCTAGACCCCGAACCCTGTCTCCGGAACGTTCAGGCGGCTGTCCGGCGGCCACGCGCCCGGACCGCTGATCGAAAGCTCGCCGGAGCCGCCGTCCTCGGCGATGGCCCTCTGGATCGCGCGCTCGGCGGTCTCCATGTCTTCGCCGTAGTCAAGGCCCTTGGCCTGCTTGTACCGCCACTTCAGATCGAGCTTCAGCAACTCCTCGTCGAGATAGGTCCCGTCGTCGTCGGCCGTGAAGGTCGCCTTCGGTTGCGCCGCCGAGGACTTGGCCCAGTAGGACGAGACGTACTCGTAGGCGATGGTGTCTCCGGCATTCGGGGCCGGACCGATCAGGAACTGCCCAGCGCGCTCGCGGTAGCCGAGATAGACCGTGCTGAGCGCCGGGCGCGCCTGGAGACGCTGCCACTGGGCTGGGGTGCACGGTCCCCAGACCGGGCGCATGGTCGAGCGGTTGAAGAAGCTGTTCGGCACGAAAGCGTAGAAGTCCGGCGGCAACGGCGCGTTGGTCTGGACCTGGGCGTTGACCGTGACGAACGACCATTCGGCCTGGAGCGCCTGCCAGCCGAGTTCCGGACGTCGAGCCAGGGCGACGGCCGCCTCGGTGAGGAGCCCGCGAAGCTGGATCACGTTCTGGTCCGTGGACGTGTAGACCACGCTCGGCCGGGTGAGCGAGAGCCGGTCGCACACCTCCTGGATGATCGTGAGGACGCTCACCCCTGCTCCTGCTTGCG